TTCCTCCGCCCGCCGGATAGGCGACGCTGACCGGCAAGTTTGACACGGTAAGCGTCATCGGGGAATTGGCAAGCACGCCAGTCGTGCCGCTGGCGGGCGACTGCGCGGTGACGAAGTTCGGCTTAGCTGCGCTCGTCTGCACCCAAATGATCGTGACCGGATCGGCCTGAAAGTAGCCCAGCGGCAGAACGCGCACGCCAGCGGCTACGAGCGCGGTCAGAGCGGCCGGATATTCGAGCCCGACGACGTTTGGCATCGTAGGCATCGGCGCATCATTTGAAAGTCAGCTCAGCCCAGATGAGCGAAATGTCCGCGACCATCGTCGAAATCGTCGCCCCTGCGGCCACCGACACCCAGTCGCCCGGACTCGCGATGATCAAGCCATCCAGCGGCTCGATCAGGCCCCCGGTAATGCCAGCGGTCGCTGTCGCATCGACCTCGTGCGTCGCTAGGAACGCGACGCCGGCATTCGCAACGGTGCCCTTGTTGTAGACGTTGCAGGCCGGCGTCTGATTGAATCCGGGGCGCGTGCAGCCGACTCCGGTGATCGTGGTTGTAGAGGTCGGGGCCGATGTCTGCCCGGTTCCCCAGGTGATTCCGACCACGCCGGCCGCCCCTGGTGCCGTCGTCCAACCGAGCGAGACGCCCAGGATGATCGCCAAGACCTTACTGGTACCGCCGGCAGCTTGGCCGGTGTTATTCCACAGCAGTGGGCCGCCTGTGGCTGCTGCGGTACCGAAGGCCGTCATGCCGGTGAGGGCCGCGGTGGCGACGAACACCTGCCCGGCGCGCGCGAGCTGGTAGTAGCTGTCGGCCTCCGAGGAGTTGCGGCTGATGATCACGAGACGATCTGCGACAGAGCCGAATTGTTCGAGACCAGGTTTTCCGGGCGCGAGACCTCGATGTAGTACACCTCGTTCGCGGTGGGCGTGATGGTGGCGGCGGTGGCGTTGATGAAGGCGATAGCGAGCGTATTCGATGCCGAGACGCGCGTGTTGACGATGCCCAGGCCCGTCTGCGTGGTCGGCTTGCTGATGTCCACCATGTCGCCCAGCAGCAGCCCGTTGACGGTGAAGGTCTGCTCCACGGTCGTGTTTGGCGCCACCGAGGAAGGCGAGATCGTGATCGCCAGCACCCATTGCGCCTTGATGTTGCCGTAGGAGATCGTGCTCGGATTTGGCATGGCTTTCCCTCACGCCGCCTTTTGCAGCAGCCCGCTTGCGACGCAGTGATCGTAGAAGTTGCCGCGCCAGGCGCGCGAGCCGCGATGGGTGAAGCCGACATCGGCATCGACCCACAGGAAATTGCCGGTCTCGCACCAGCGCCGGCAAAACCAGATGTCCTCGCCATAGGCGCTCTCGTCCGCCTCGAGCCGGAAATAGGGCTTGGCGAGCTTCGCGAATGCCGAGCGCTTGATGCGCAGGAAGGCGGTCGGGATTTCGAGCGCCTGGAAAAGCCCGTCCTCGATGACGCCGGTCAGCGCGCCCTGGTGGTACTCGCTATTGCTCTCGGCGCTGCGCTTGGGCACGAGGCCGCCCACGACCTCCTGCCGATGCGACAGGATGCGCGGCAGCACGCGCGCATCGAAGCCGACATCGGCATCGACGAAAATCAGATCGTCGGCATCGCTCGCCAGGAAGGCATCGACGATCGTGTTGCGGATCCGGCCGAGACACGCGCCGGCGCCCGCATTGACGTTGCGCTGCAGGCGCACGCCCAGCCGCGTGAGGAGGATGGCGGCCTCTACCATCGAATGATCGTGATCGATAGAGACCGCCATGTCGAAGCACGGCGTGCCGAAGAATACCGTCTTCGGCAACGCCGGGGCGGCGAGTTCGGCCATGCTTACCAATCGATCTGGTTACCAGAGGCCGGAGCCGACCAGTTCGGCTGCACGCGCAGCACGGTCACCACGTAGACCTGAGCGGAGGTCGGCGTGATGGTGGCTGCCGTCACATTGGCGAAGTTGATCGCCAGCGTATCGGCCGCGGATACGCGCGAGCCGCCGATTACTAGGCCGGCCTGGGTGGTGGGCTTCTGCACCAGCACCACGTCGGTGGTCAGCAGGCCGATCCCGGTGGTGGCGAAGGTCTGCTCCGCCGAGGTCGCGCCCGACACGGAAGCCGGCGACAGCGTAAGGTTGAAGATGCCCATCTTCCAGACATTGCCGACCGGCATCTGGACGGTATCGGGCAAGCTCGCACTTTGCGGGCCCGGGTTGGAGCCATCGACGTTGGTAACTGCGGGGAAGGCCATCGTCGCTCTCCCTTAGCCCGAGACCCGCACGCCGAGCGGACGGTACAGGCTGGAGAACCCATACGCAATGTCCATCCGGGTCGGCTCGGCATCGTTGTTGATCGTGTACTGCGTGGCGATCCGGATCGAGATTCCGAGATCCTCGTCGTAGGCGCGAGAGGCTTCCACCGCGGTCCGGGGGAGAGGGAGATCAACGAACGCGAGAGCGTACGCGTCGCGGTGGAAGTACAGGTTCTCGGTCGAAGCCGTGGCCGAGGCCGCGCCGCCATTGACCGTGATCGTGTAGGGCGACACCGGCGCGGCCGATGAGTTTTGGAACTGGCCGCCGGAGATCAGGCACTCGCCCACCGTCACCGTCAGCAGGCCGCCGGCCGTGCAGGTATACAGGCCCGTTGCTGCATTGAAGGTGCCGTGGTTGAGCGTAGCGGTGGCGAACTGCGGGCCGCCCGGGCCTGCCGTGCCGGTCATCTGCGCATAGCCGCCCGGCGGCAGCACCACGAACTGCTTCAGCGTGTTGCCGTACCGGCCGCGGTTCTGCGGGTTCACCGGGTACACACCCTTGACCTGGAGCGTATCGCCGACATAGAGCTGGGCGGTGGCATTGCCGAGCCCGGAGATTTCGAACGTGCCAGTCTGCGCCCATCCGGAGGTCAGGAGCGCCGTGCCACCGGTGGGTGAGGTCGCCCCGGCCAGCACCGGCGTTCCGTCGAGCGTGCCGGTCGTGTAGTTGGCGATGTTGGCATCTTCGAACCAGTCGGCCCCGGCCGTCTTGGCCGCGACCATGCCGGTTTCGAACAGGTCGCTGATCTTCGCCTGCGGGTTGAACAACCCCTTCAGGCTGTCCGCCATGCTCGAGCTCGCCAGCGGGTGCAGCACCGCGGTGGGCATCATGCCCTTCGGCATGCCCTCGGACACCAGGATCGCGCGCGCATCCGAGAATGACTTGAAGGCCGTTGGTGTCGTGCCAGGCGTGCCGAGGCGGTTCGCGGTGTTCTGCAACGCGAAGTAGGCCCCGTCGTTGTCCACCCGGTTCGCCGTGGCGATGCAGGCCGGGTGGATGAATCGCTCCTCGAAGTCGTCGATGTCGAGCAGCATGTTGATCGTGTTGAACTGGATATCGACGTGGAACTGGTACAGGATGTTCACCGGCACATAGTTCTCGGTCGAAGGCTCCACGTTCAGCGCCGGGCCGAACGTGCCCAAATACCGAGGCGGCAAGCGGACGTTGCAGGTCGCCCCGATCTTGCGGCCTTTCTGCCCGAATTCCTTGTCATCCTTGCCTTCAACCGGCCCCAGCTACGGGATCGGCCCGCGAGTACCTTCCTCGCTGCCCCGGCTTTCACCGGGGGGGAGACTATATCTTCACGCGGCTCGCGTAACGAGCGATAGAGCCGCGGTGCTGCGCTTCGGGGCGCTTGCCCCTACCTCTTGCGAGTAGTCGTTACACGTTCCACGATGCGGGCAGACGCCACCATTCATGCGCTTCCCGAAATTGCAGTTCATGCACAGGACCTGATAACCAGGCGGGAAGCATCGCTTCGCCAGCCAAGTGTATGTCCAGATTCCTGCAGCATTCGCTCGACCTGCAATCTTTCGGCGTTCCGCTGCGCCGTTGTTTTCGATGTGATCCAGCGTCAAGAAAGCCAGTTCACGCTCTCCGCAACATGCACAGACGGCACCACCATATGCAGCGAATGTCGCTAATCGAAGATTCTTCCTGCGCTCTCGATTCAAGGGATTTTCCTTGGCTCGAATCTTTTCCCGATTTTTCCGGTAGAACGCCTTCGTCACCTTCATGTAGCAGAGCTTGCAGTTCGGGGCGTGATACTGGCGCGTCCTGTGATAGTAGAACTCGCTCAGATCCTTTTCTTCACCGCAATCGTTGCATACTTTCATCGTGGCTTCGCTCGGTATTGCCTTGAGTACTCAATTGTACCGTTAGGGTTCCACCGAGTTCACAGCATTTAACGTCAGCAGGACTACTGTTTACTGACGGTTAAACTTGTCGGTCAACACACACATATTGGCCAAGACTGGCAAGGCCCTATTTGTGATCATGCTGATCGTAAGCAGCTGATTGGCCACAGTTCATTTCCCGCGTCAATACGACGCAAAGACTGCACAGTTTTCCGCGAAATCAGTGTCGCTTGCGAAGGGCCAGATTGGCGTGATTGCGCCGCTCGTAGTCGCGGATCGTCTCGCGGATGTTCATATCCTGCGGGGCGACCTCGGCTGGAGAGGCACCACTGCCGTTCAAAGGCCTGATCACAGGCGCCGTATCGCGGGCCCGGCCCGGGACAATGCCCGTCTCGTCTTCGCTCGGTGCGGCCTCGCGCCGCGTGCCGTTGGTGCTTGCTTTGCTGCTCGGCGTTGCGCCGTCTTCATCCTTCGATGCCGGCTTTTTGGCCTCGAATGGTTTAAGGGTACTCTCGATTTTGCCGATTGTCACCAACTGGCGACGCGGGTCCATTTTGGCAAGGTCCGCCAGGATCTTCGGATTCTTCGCCAGGTGATAGCCGAGCTCGGCGAACATCTCCGATTCCTGCATGTAGGATGCCACGTCCGGTGGCACCTCTACGTCAATCGCGCTGATCACCTCTTTGAAGTCCGGCACCAGCTTTTCGGCTGTCTGAATGCGCCCCTTCGCAGTTTCGATGATTTGCGCCTGCCGCTGCTCGGCTTCCCTTTGAATGCGCTCTGCATCCTTCGCGCGCAGTTTCTCATCCACGCGCCAGTCGGTCATCGCCTCCCAGTAGGCGACCTCGCCCGCCGCGTCGGCCGGGAATTTGTCGCGCTGAGGCTTGCCAGCATCCGGCTTAGCGGCGGTCTCCACTGGTTGCGCCTTGGCTTTCAGATCGGCCAGCTCGCGTTCTGCTGCGGCCGCGCGCGACTCCGCCAGCCTGCGTTCGCTGTACTGCGCGGCCGCGAACTCCTCGGCCGCCTTGCGCTGGGCGACCCGCTTGCCGATGACACGTTTGACCGAATCGGGCAACTCTTTGCGGCCCACCGCCAGCAGATCGTGGCGCTCGCGCGAGGTCAGGCCATCCTCGCCCTCGGTCTCTTCGGTGTCTTCGGCTGCAACTTCGCCGGCCGGTTTCGCCGCTGCTTCATCGGTCGGCGCCGCTTTGGACTCCGGAATCTTGCCATCCTGCAGCGCCTGGGCCGCGTCCAGATCGGCCTGGATCTGCGCAAGTTCCGCTTTGCTGTCGATCGTGACTACGGCCATCACTGGCTCCTTCCGTATTTTCTCTTTACAAATTCTTCGGTCCCTTCGCAGATCGCATGGTAGATCGGCGCTGAGCGATTAGGCAGCCATACCCTTTGCACCTTTTCAAACCATGCGATTCTTCCGGTAGCCGATCGTCCGAGCCGTACTGGATACCAAGCCCACCACGTGTCGAATGCAAATTGCACCATCATGCGCCCCCGTTCGGTTTGCTCTCGGCGCTCAGTCCAGCTTCCACCATCCGATCGGCATCGGTTGATGCGCCGGCTTGTTTAAGCCTCGAATCCAGAATCTTGCCGCCGGCGCGGATCTCTTCGACCGCCAAAGCGGTATGTGCGCGCGTCTCGGTGTCGTGGATTTTGGCCTGCGCCATGACATTGGTGTCGTGCGCCTTCACGGTCGCGGCCAGATGCGCCTTGGTGATGCCGGCCTTCGCGTCCTGCTGCGCAGCCTGCAATTGCTGCTGCAGCGATTGCACTTGGTTGGCGAGCGACTGCACGATGCTGCGGGCGCGGCTCGATAGTCCTTCCATGATCTTCTGCAGCCCTTCCGGGTTGGCCGCCATGAGGCGATCGGCCAGCTCCTGCATGTACGGGTGGTCAATCGAGCGGAACACCAAGTCCGCGCCCTGCTTGGCGATAACCTCGGCCAGCGGGCCGACCTTCAGCAGATCCACCAGATTCTCGGCGCCTTCCTCGCGTTTGGTCTCGTAGCCCGGCCCGGTGTCCATTACCACGTCGTAGCGGCCAACCGATAGATCATTTTTGATGCGCTCGATCGCCTGGCCGTCCGCTCCTTGCTCCTGCGTCTTCTCGTTGAGCTTCACCATCGTGGGCGTGGAGTCCTCCCCGATGATGCGCTGCATCCGGCCCGGCTCCGGGAAATAGAACGGGATCCACTCGACCATCACGCGCCAAAGCTGGGCGATGCCGAGCGTCAGGTTGTCGTAGTACTGGAAATGCGACTGATCGGAGAGCCACTGCCGGCGCTTGATCGCGCGGCCTGAGACAACAACGCCCTTTTCATCCTGCCCCGGCTCGTTCGGCATGCCCGCCACGGCCATGAGATTCGAGCGCATGCCCTGCACGAACTCGGCAAAGCCCTGCTCGATCCCGGCGGGTGGCTGGCGCGTCGGCAGCGGAAGCAGTTGATCGCCCTGCGCGGTCGGGATGACGACGGCTTTGCCGACCAGGATCGAATAGCTCTTCTGATTCGCATCATCCCATTCCGGATGGCCGTCGGTGACGCCTTCATAGGCGGTCCACGGCGCTTTCGGGGCGAGGCCAAGCCGCTTGATCTTGGCAACCTCGCCGTAGTTCACCATGCGCTGCGCGTCCATCATGGCCTCGACCATGCCACGGCGGCGCACCTTGCCGTCGATGTCGCGCACATTGCCTTCGACGCGGAAGATCGGGATGTACTGGCCCGGGATCTGCTGGCGGTCGATCACGATCAGGCCGTTCAGGCGGAACCACTCGACTTGCCGCTTGACCGAATCGCGCGAGCCTTCGATGCGGGCGCCGGCTTTCTTGAAGCGTTCGGCCACGTCGTCCAGATCGACGATCATCGCGCCGTCGCTCTCCCGCCTGCGGCGCGGCAGCTCGGAGCGATAGCGCGTCATCTCGGAGCCGTCAGCGGCGCGGATCGAATAGAGCTTTTCTTCGCGATCGCGGATGCGGAAATACTCGGCGAGGCGCAGGTCTTCCTTGTCTTCCCAGTTCGTGCGCTCCTCGTCGCGCCCGATGTCGGTCCATTGGATGTTTCGAGCGTTCGGATAGCGGCGCTTGTACTCCTGCCGCTTCATCTTCATCGAGACGAGGCACCACGTCTGATCTGCGCCGCTGGGCATGATGGCGCTTGGATCCATCGCCACCGTGAAGGTGTTGCGGATCGGCAGGATGCGCAGGTCCTTCTGAAACGAGCGCGCATCGATGTACTCGGCGATCAACCGGAAGTAGCCCACGCCCCCGGTGATCGCGCAATCGGCCGCCGTGTCGTAAGCCACCGACGCCTCGGAACGCGTTTCAATGTGTCGGCCGATGCCGTTGTAAATCTCGGCGATCTCGATGTCGGCGCCTTCGCCCACTGGGTGACACCGTCCCCGCGGGCGCTGCTGCTTGATATTGTTGAGCACGCGCGTCACCATCGCGCCGGTCAGGTTGATGGTGAGCTCCGGCTCATCCTGTGAGGCCGTCGTCGTGACATCGTGATCCCACTGATCGCCTTCGACGAAAAGGGCTGCGGCTTTGGCGCGCTTGTGGTTGTCGCTCTCGTGCTCGTTGAAGATGTTCAGGCGGTCTTTGGCCTCAGACCATATATCTGCGTCTGATATGGCGGCAAATTCCCTGTCTTCTTCGGTTCGTGCCGCAGCTGTGTATGGGTCGCTCATGCGGCGCGCCTTTCTTTACTGCGACGCCCAGCCTCTGCTCGACAAATCTTACAGCCCCTCCAGATGTTGTCGATAGTGAGCATCAGACTGTTTTCATCCAAGCATTCGGACCGCGCGTCCGGTTGATATGCACGCCGTTCGTGTTCGCCTGCGGCAGCTTCGGCGCATTGGCGAACTCAAGTCCGCGGCCGATCAAGCTCAACACATCCACGCCATCGTCGTACTTGCCGGCCGGAAAGCGCATGAGCTGCGAAAAAAGGTCC